AGTCCGGCTCGGACACCTCCGGCGTCGGCACGTCCTTCCAGGACTACACGATCACCGAGCTCGCGCTGTTCCACCGCGAGGACCCGATCCCCCGACTCATCCCCATCCTCGACAACGAGCACGAGGAGAAGCGGCTGATGGTCGTCAGCACTCCCCGTGGCAAGCGGAAGAACCCGCTCTGGGCGCTGATGGAGTCGCTGAAGAACAACCCCCAGGCCCAGGTCATCATCCGCACGATCGACGACCTGAACGAGCAGATGCGCCGCGAGGGCCTGCCCCCGGTGCGGAGCAAGCAGCAGCTCGAGCTCACCCGCGAGTCGTACCTCAAGCGGTTCGGCAACGACCGGATGTTCGAGCAGGAGTACTACGTCTCCTTCGAGGAGATGGACGCGGCCGCCGTCTACGGCGAGGCCTACATGAAGATGGTCGAGGAGCGGCGGGTCCACCGCTTCAACCTGAACCAGGGCCATCCGGTCTACGTGGTCTTCGACATCGGCGCCTCGGGCATGCACTCCGACGCCACCAGCTGGATCGCCTTCCAGTACATCAACGGCCGGATCTTCATCTACGACTGCGGCGAGGGCCACGGCAAGGCGGTCCCGGAGTACGTGGACGTGCTGCGGGAGAAGCACTACTTCAACCAGATCGCCCAGATCATCCTGCCCTGGGACGCCGAGCACCACGAGAAGGCGGTGAACACCACGCCGGCGGACATGATGCGGCTGAAGTTCCCCAACATCTCCGTGCTGGCCAAGAGCAACAAGGTCTACAAGCTGCCCGGCGGGCGGCAGGGCGACTTCGACATCATCACCGACATCCAGCAGGCCCGGCTGCAGATGTACAACACCGTCATCCACGCCGACCTGACCGAGGGTGTGGCCGACGTCGGCAACTGCCAGCTCCTGCTCGAGTGCTTCGAGAACTACAAGTACGAGTTCAACACCAAGCTGCAGGAGTGGACCAACAAGCCGCTGCACGACAAGTACTCGCACCTCATGGACGCCTACCGCTACCTGGTGCAGGCGACCAAGGAGCTCGACTTCTTCGGCGGCACATTCTTCGAGCAGGGCGGATCCGCCTCCGGATCCGTCGACTACGAGCAGGACTGGAGCGGGGTATGGGCATGAAGACGAAGGTCGTGCACGCGAGCCGGCAAGGCACGAAGCGGCCGCTGTGCGAGAAGCGCCAGGGCAAGGTCTCCAGCGACCCGGCCGCGGTGACCTGCGTGGCCTGCGGACGCACCGCCCTGCGGCTCGTGGAGGCCGCGGCGAAGGAGGCGGCTGAGAAGCACGCGACGTCGCTGCACGGCCGCCAGGAGGCAGCGCTGGCCAGCGCCCAGCCGCCGCGCTGGTGGGAGGGCAAGACCGATGGCTGACATCTCCATCCGCCAGGCGCTGCAGAACGTGGCCGACCACCCGCAGATCAGCACGGACGAGATCATCCAGCTGCCGATCCACGAGCTGGTGTCCCGTGCCCTGTTCGAGATCGCCAACAACCCGGACGTCTCGGTGCGCGGCTCCAGCGCCAGGGCCAACAAGGCGCGGAAGATCATCCTCGACCGCCTGGTCGGCAAGCGCCGGCCCGGCACCGCCCCGCTGAGCAACACGCAGACCCAGCTCGAGTTCATCGACCTGACGACGGAGGCAATCGGATGAGCACCGAGCTGGTGGTGGTGGCGCGGAAGTTCCGCAAGGCGATCCCCGAGGCGCACCGTGCGTCCCTGGACACCCGGCTGCACTGGCTGTGGCACCAGCGGTTCGGCACCGTGCAGATGATCTACAACTCCAGCCCGGACGCCCTGGACCACACCGCGGCCACGCTGGTGCTGCAGGCGACGATGGCCAAGGATCTGGACTCGATCATCCAGCTGCTCAACAGGATCGAGGGTGGCCCGCTCGAGGACGCCGTGGTGGCCGACCGTGCCGCCCCGATGCGGATCTAGCTCTCCTGCAGGCCCTGGTGGCGCCGCCAGCGGTTCTGGTACCTCCGGGCCCCTGGACGGCGGCACACGTCGCAGCGGCAGCCGAACGGCTTCGACATGTGGTCGTACGCCAGCTCGTCGGGCCTGGTCTCCGGCAGCACCCGCTGACGGTCGGGCAGCACGTCGAGAGGCAGGAACCACTTGCCGTGGAAGCGGACCGCGCGCGGGTCGTCCGGCTTGTTGATGCCGATCTTCCGCTCCTCGGGCAGCAGCTTCCGGTAGCTCTTGCCCGACTTGTAAGTGCGGAGCTCGCCACTACCCCCCGGAAAATTTTTTTCCTCGGTCACGGGTACAGGGTCTTCTCGCAGTACTCGGCGTACAGCGTCAGCGTCCACGGCCGGTGCCGGCGGATGAAGTAGCCCTTCCGCACCTTGTAGGCGTTGGGCACCTTGCGGCCCATGATGTAGGTCGAGTAGCTCTTGCCGAAGTAGTAGCGCAGGATCGCGTTGATCTTGCGCAGGTCGGAGTTGGCGGTGCCACCCTCCTTCACCAGGTCGGCCACCCGGATGCCGGTGCACCACTCGTAGATCATCACCGCGGACACCCGGTGCCCGTGTGCCGTGGACAGCTGGCGCAGGAACTTGCGCGTCTCGCGCTCCCACTGCACGAGCTGCGGGTTCTCGCGCACGATGTACTTGTCCTTGGTGAAGGGCATCTTGGCCCTCATCTCATCGGGGAGCACCAACTGGTCGACGCGCTCGGACGACGCCGCAGCGCGGGCCGACGACGGCACGCGCTGCCTGGATGCCTCCTCCTTGTTGAATCTCTTCTTCAGCGCAGCCTCCACCCCGGTCAGGAGGTCGGAGTCGGTCACGACGGAGTCACTCATGGCCGGATCCTCCCATAAAAAAGAGAGCATCCCCGCGACCGAATGGCCGTGAGGATGCTCTCTCTTCTAACTTTTCCGAACCCTTCCACAGCCCGCACCAGGTAGGCCTGCGAAGTAGCCGCCGGGACAGGTCGGCCCCATGCTGCACAGTTCGGTGCAGTCACAGCCCTCGACCTCGACGTCCTCGTTGGCCAGTAGCCGGCGGGCTACTCGAATGCCGTCCGCCTTGTCACGAGCGCGGCGAGCTAGAGCACGTGAACCGCCGGGAACATCCCAACGCTCGGCCACCTCCTCTAGCCTTTCGATCCGTTCATCCAGGATCAGGCGTAGCTCGGATAGCTCAGCCATCAGTTGAACCGCTGGATGTTGGCCACCAGCTTCTCGGTCTCGGCCACGTCGAGCCCGACCTCGTCGGCACGCTTCTCGATCAGCGCCGGCCAGTCCGCGATCTGCGCGGTCTTCATCTGCTGCCCGATGGCGAACAGCGTGTTGTTGCGCTTGCCAGCCGCGATCGGCTTGGCCAGGTCGGTCATCAGTGCATCGCGCATGAGGAGGATCTCCGTCTCGTCTTGTGAGTTGATCACCGCGGCCACGTGTTGGGCCTGGTGCTGTCGCTGCTGCTGCTTGGCGCGCAGCAGGTCTTCGAGGTACTTCGGCAGCGCCACCGGGGCACGGCCGTTCCAGCGCTGGGTGTCGTGGTGGTAGACACACCCGGTCGCCCGGATGTCCACGCCCTGCTCGATCCCGATGCGGTCGTGCACCGAGCCGAACCCCAGCTGTGCGTCCCACTCCTGGTCGAGGAGGTAGAACAGGTGGTATCCGTCGCCGCTCTTGCTGGTCTCGGACATGGTGGGCGGCAGGGCCCCGAGCTTCTTCGCATGCTCGAGCCCGCCGTTCTTGCCGTCGATGTCCAGGCACAGCAGGCGCAGGCTCCGCATCACGAACGCGAAGGCGTGCTTGCCCCTGGTGTAGCCGTAGAGCACTCGACGCTGGTTGAACTCGTCGGCCTGGTAGCTGGCCATGAACCTGTCATCGCCCCAGCCGCCGGTGGTCTTGCCGTCGTCGTAGGCCTTGACCAGCGCCACACCGTTCGGCCCGGCCAAGTCGTTGAGGATGACGGGCACAGGCTCGTCGATGTAGTACTGATCAGTCCTCCACCAGGGCAGCGGTGTCGTCTGCATCTTCTTCTCCCTTCAGTGAGTCGATGAAGCGCTCAGCCTCGACCTTGAGGCCGGTCACGACACGCACCTTGCGGGGCTTGCCGTCGACACGCTGAGTCTTCCGGTCGGTGTGAATCAACGGCTGCAACTGCGCAGCGACGTCGGGCTCGGCCCAACCGTTGAGGTCGTTCTCCTTGATACGCCAGGACTGGAACAGCTGCACCGTGTGAGCCATCGGCTCACCGATCAGCGCCTCCACCCCGAGCGGCTCAGTCTCCTCGATGTGCTTGAGGAACTGAAGCGCGATCGAGTTGATGTACATGTGCTCCAGCTGCAGCTCCACGGTCCGCGAGGTCGGGGCCAGCCGGTCGGCTACCTCGTCCTCGTTCACGTAGTGCTCGATCAGCAGCGCGAGGAACGCGCCCAGCATCTGCTCACTCAGCATCTTCCGCTCGAACTTGTGGTCGTCGGGGTAGACGTTGGGGAACAGGAACCGCACCAGGCGCTTCTGCAGAGCCGTCGACTTGTCGGCTGACTTGGGCTCCTTCTGCAGAGCCTCGACGAACAAGGCATTGGTCTGCACAGGGGTGTCCGATGACTCATACAGCTTGCGGATCCCGAACGGTTCGCCAGCGATCAGCGACTTCTCCGCTCCGGAATCCTTCAGGTACTCGGCCTGTCCGTCGTAGACCAGGTTCAGTAGCTTCCCGTTGAGGTCCAGCACCGATGGGGACAGCGCTGCAATGCTCTGCCTGGTCACGCTCGAGACGTTCTCCGGCCCGATCAACTTGTGCAGCATCTTGATGAGCACGGACTTACCGTTGCGTCCTTCTCCCAGCAGGAGCACGTACTTCACCGCGGACCAGCCAGGCGCCAGGATGGTCGCCAGGTGGGTCAGCAGTGAGTCGGCCTCCTCTTCACCGCCCACCCATTCACAGATGGTGGCGTACACCTCGGCCTTCACCTCGGCGTCCTCGTTCAGCATCGGAGTCAGGGTGTTCGGCACGAACTTGCCGGTCACCTCCTCGAGCTTCCCCCACGGTGTCAGCTGGCGCAGTCCCTCGGCCGTCCGCACGAGCAGCGTGGTCGCGTGCTCGTCGTGCGGCAGGCAGTTCTGCGCCACCATGAAGTCGAAGCCGGCCAGCTCCCCGTCACTCTGGAACAGGGTGTTGAACTGGGCGGCCGCGAGCCGACGGATGTCGTCCCGCTTCATTCGCAGCCACATCGTCCGCTCCTCCGCTGGAGGGTAGGACGAGTCGCCGGTCTCATAGTCGGCCGGGATGTACGTGGCGCCCCGGTATCGGACCAGGCTGAAGCTCTGCGCCATCTTGTGTGCATCCGCGGCCCGCTCCTTCGGGGTCTTGAGCTCCAGCACTGAAGCCTCCTTCTACTTGTGCGTGGGGGTGCAGCGATCTGCTACACCCCCACGGGTCGGGTCAATCCTTGAGGCGACGTAGGACGTTGAGCTTCTTCTCGATGAGGTCGAGCTCGTGCGCGGACTCCGTGTCCACGAGCTCGGTCACGAGAGTGGCCTCCGCCGCCTCGATGTTGCTGCTGTCGGTGTTGCGATCCCTCATGTGTTGCTCCTCCTCTAGCGGCCGGCGGTATGCCGGACCCCCCAAGCCCACTAGAGGTCGGTCAGCACGACGCGATGAACCTGCTTCTTCGACGTGTCGGTGTCAGCCCCGCGGGGCATGATCCGTCCGATCAGCTGACGCCGGAGTGCGTCGTCGTCGGTGTCGTCGAGGATGATCAGGTGGTCACACATCTTGTCGAGCCCATCGGTCCCGGTGGCGAGGCTCGCCGTGCCTATCAGCACGTCGTACTCGCCTGCCTTGAACCGACGGATCTCGTCGGCCTTGGCCTTGGTTGAGACCTTGCCTGTGACCAGGCCAAAGTCCTCACCTGCCACGTTCAGCGTGTCGGCGAGGGCCCGGGCCACAGTCTCGTGGTTGCTGAAGATCAGCACCGGACCTAACGTCTTCTCGCACAGTGCCGTGAGCAGGGTGTAGACCTCGTCTTGGATGAGACCTTCCTCGTCGATCAGCCGGAGCTGCACCTTGGTGTGGCGCTCCTCCATCCCGGACGCGATCATGCGATGCGCGCGCGGCTCGTACCCGTACGTCTCCAGCTCCGCTGGCAGCGGGATGAAGACGTCATGGTCCACGATCTGGTAGACCAGGTCGTCGGGCAGGTAGTACACGTTGTCGAGTGACGACAGGTACTCAGCCGCATCCTTGAAGTTCCGGAACGGCTGGTCCTCGTCGACCAGTGGCTCCATCCCGAACGGGTTCTGCGCCGTGTTGCAGTGGGCGTAGAGGAACTCCAGGTACCCGCCCTTCACCTTGTGAGGCTCGAGGACGTGCTGGATGCAGTACACCCGCTCCGCGTCGTTGTAGTTGGGTGTCGCGGAGCAGATGATCAGCGGTGCCTGCAGCCCCCGGGCCAGGGTGTCGAGCTTCTTCCACCCCTTGCCGCCGTGACCGCCGAGCATGTGGAACTCGTCGACGATCACGGCCTGGTTCCGGCTGATGCGGTAGTCCTTCTGCCGGAACTTCGCGTGACTGATGGTGTCCACGGTCATGCCCAGCTTCGCCGCCGCTGCGTGCCACTCCGGATGAGTGGACGGAGGGGTCACCACCAATGCCGTGTCCCTGTCCTTCAGCGCCATCATGGTCAGCGACGTGATGCTCTTGCCGCTGCCGGTCTTGAAGTACAGGCACGCCTTCTCCGCCTGCTGCAGGCACCAGCCCTCGAAGGCCTCGACCTGGTGGTCGAACCACGTCACGCCCGCCATCTCTGCGAGCTCGACGACGGTCCTCACGGCAAGTCCTTGCACTCGGCACAGGTGCCGAACGAGATCATCACCTGGAGTACGCCGACGTCGCGCACCAGGATCCCGGTGAAGAACTCGTCCTTGCAGAACTTCCCGCAGTTGTCGCAGGTCCGCTCGTGCCTCTCGAAGTCCTCCGGTGTCGCACCCTCATCCGGTTCGGTGAGCTGCGACATGACGATGGCGTAGCCCGTCAGCTGCTGCAGCTGCAGCATCTCGTTCATCAGCGCCAGCCGCTGGTCAGCCGCGGCCTTCAGCCAGCTCGGCTGATGCGGCATCGGCGTGATGCTCGGCTCACTCATGGCTCGAGCCTCTTCACCGCGTACTGCACGAACACGAGCCGGTGGTCCAGGTGCTCGGCACCCTGCACGTTGTGCGGGATCTTGAACTGCAGGCGCTGCACCGCCTTGATCCCGCGGCCGCCGGCGAAGGCGTCGTCGAACTTGACCGCACCCTTCTGCTTGCGCTCGATGTGTGCCGGTCGCAGCCCGGCATCACGCAGCTGCGCCATCGCCGTGTCATCCACGTGCTTCGGCAGCAGCTTGGCCACGTTCTCCTCGGCACCCATCTGTTCGTTGACGTCGCCGCCGACGACGACGATGCCGTCCGGTACCAGCCGGAACCAGGACCCGACGAAGCGGGCCCACTCCCGGACCTGCCGGATGTGCCGACGCCGGGCACGAGCGTCCGCGTGGACGAACCCCTCGCCCAGCGGGTCCACGTGCAGCGACCCGAACAGGCCGTGCCTCTTGGTGCGCTTGTCCTCCACCGCCAGCGCCACGATGTGACGCTGGTGCTTGGCCGAGGTGATGGCCTGGTGCGTACGCCGCAGCACGTTGAAGCGACCGGCTCGGACGGCTACGACGCAGCCGCCCTTCTCGATCCGGTGCAGCGGGAACACGATCCAGGCGTCGCCCATGATCTCCTGCACGCGGCCGAAGTCGCGTACCTCCTGGAGGAACACGACGTGCAGGCGCGGCAGGTTATGCAGCACCCAGTCCCAGGTGGCCCAGGTGAAGCCGAGCCCGATCCTGACGTTCCAGGTCAGCACCCCGAGGGGGAACCAACCGTTGTCTCGGTCGATGCCGTTCATCTGCGTTCTCCCTTCAGTGCCTGGTACTCCTTGGCCGAGCTGGCGTGGATCATGTCCTCGCCGATCAGCACACGGAAGATCTCCATGTAGCCATCGACGTCCTCGTTGTTGTCGCTGTAGTCAGGGGTGATGGCGGTACGAACCGCCTTCAACCCGGCCATCATCAGCGGCACCATCCAGGGCTGGATCTCGGTGCCGCTGATGCCGGACCACACCTGTGCGGTGCGTTGGTACATGTCGACCGGGTCGCCGTAGGTGGCAGCCCTCTTGTCGACGATGGCGTTGGCCATGGTCAGTTCTCCTATGTGGTTGTGATGGTCCACGGCGTGCCGGCTAGGTGCGCCTTCACGATGTCCGCGATGAGTCGGTTCTGGTCCGGGTCCTTGAGCATCCCAAGGATCGCGATGCGAGCCGCGGATCTCAGGTCCTGGTGGTGTGTCGGCGTGGCGAAGTTCCACACCCCGAGCAGCTCCATGGTTGGCTGCTTCACCACCTTCTTGACGCCGGTGTTGTCGAGCACCTTGCCGCGGGTGACGGCACGCATGTCAGCCACGGCCTTGATCATCCGGGCGTCGCTGCTCAGGTTGGACCGTGAGCGGTAGCCCTCGATCCAGATGTCAGGTCTGAACGTCTTGCCTCCGGCGTCGAGGTTGATCCAGTCCGCCACGGCGTGAGCGTCGGTCCCGAGCACCGCCTTGTGCAGCACCCGGACCCGCTTCGTGCCAGGCATGAACAGCATGCTGACCACACCCGTGTGCACGAGTCCGGGGTCCACCCCCACGATGTGTGTAGAGTGCGTCACGTAGTTCTCCTTCTGTTGTGAGTCGGATGAAGAGGCCGGTGCCTGGTCAGCACCGGCCTCTTCTGTGTCCACTGCTACTTGGTGTAGCGGTAGTCGTGCTTGATCTCCGCTGCCAGCGGGAACCCGACGAGCAGACCAGGATTGGTCATCGCTGCATTCAGCCGAGACTCGGCTGTGTTCAGCGTGTACTGCTTGAGCGAGCCCGGCACGAACGGTCGCCAGTCCAGGACGATCTCGTCGTGGAACTGCCCGACGATGTTGACGTTGTCCGCCGCCGCCAGGTCTGAGGTCAGCAGCTTCAGCGAGTGGAAGAACATCTCCCGGCACAGCGACTGCGTCAGGATCCCGGCGAGCTTCCCTCCGTACAGGTTGTAGAACACGATCTCCTTGGACTTCGGGTGCCGGTAGTGGTTGACCCACACCGGACCTGTCTTGCGCTCGGTGCCCTTCCAGTAGCAGATGTTGCGACCGCGCTCGTAGCAGCCGTGGACCACCCGGGTCAGGACCTTCTGACCCGCACGCCACAGCACCATGCACACGGACACCGAGCCGGGTGCCAGCCTGACCAGCGAGGCAGGCGTGTCGATCCGTTGGAACTCCACGCTCAGCCCGCCGCCGATATCGGACAGCGTCTGCTGCCCGTTGACCACGTTGTGCAGGCCACGGTTCAGCACCTCCCACAGGTCGACGACCTCCGGGTTCACAGCACGCCAGTTCTCCACCAGTTCCCCGGTCTCGAGCAGCGTCATCTGCGTACCCATCTTGGACGCGAAGTCCTTCACCGCCTGGGGTCCGGCGCCGTACCCGCAGGCCAGCTCACCGACCTTGCCGGTCTGCCGCTGGTCCTTGGTCACGGCGTCGTAGTCCACGCTGAACATCTGCGTGGCCAGCACCTTGTACATGTCCTTGTTCTGCCGGAAGGCCTGGAGCTTCCACTCCGCACCTGCCTCGTACGCCAGGCCACGTGACTCCACCGAGGCGAAGTCACCCACGATCAGGAACCCTTGCGGGTCACTGGCCGTGAACACCTGACGGATGTTCTCCGCCAGCTCGGCGTTACCCCACTCGATGTCGGGGTTCTCGAGCTCGGCCATGTCCAGCTGGTTGTGCAGCTGCTTCAGGTTCTGCAGCTGCACACCCCTGCCACTGGTGCGCAGGGTCTGGCCGGCACCCACGTGCAGGTACTGCCCGCGCAGCCGATCGTCGGGACCGATCAGGTCCTTGATCTTCTGCAGCTTGGACAGGCTGGAGCCACCGAGGATCTGCTTGGTGAGCAGCATGTCGCGTACCTCGTTGAGGTTGGTCACCTGCTGAGGCGTGAGCCCCGGCTTGTTCAGTCGCTCGGTGATCTTGAACACCAGCTTCTGGACGTTCTCCTCGTCGAAGCTCCGAGCCTTGATGCCCCGCAGCTCGCAGTACTTCTGCAGCTGCGGGAACGACCGGAAGTTGAACCGGGCTTTCTCGTCCACGCCCGGCTGGTTCAGGTCGTACCACTTGTTGAGCTCGGTCTCCTTGTTGTACTCGAAGCGCCGCTGCATCTCCTCGACCTTGGCCATGTCCACGGTCCAGCCGTAGTCGTTCATGTCCGCGGTGATGGCCGCGTACTCCAGCTCGTGGGTGCCGAGGATCCAGCCCCAGTCGTGCGCCAGGTGTGAGCTCAGCGTCGCGTCGAGCAGGCAGTACTCCTTGTACGTCTTCCACTCCGCGGGGTGGTGAGCCACCACGTCGGGGTCGAAGATCGGAGAGCCGTTCGCCTCCTGGTACTTGGACGGGATGGCGAACAGCTTGAACAGCTCACGCCCCGCCAGCATCTTGTCGGTGTCCAGCAGCTGCGGAGCCACAGCTTCGAGGCTGCCTCCACCACCGTCGCTGCCGCCGGAGATACCTCCGACTGCAGCACGTGCCACCACTGCGGTGTCGATGAACCGACGGTGTCCGATGTCGGCACCCATCTTGGTCAGCACACCGTGCTCGAACGGAGCGTTGTGTGCAGCGATGTCGCTGTCCTCGAGTACCTCGAGCAGACCCTTCTTCGCCGACTCGAAGTAGTCCTCGACGAAGTCGAAGGTCCACTCTGTCTCATTGCCGTGCTCGTCCTGTTCGTATGCGCACGCCAGCGTGGGCCTGAACGCCTCACCGTGCAGGTACCTATCGAGCCCGTGAACCTTGAGGTCCACCTCGCTGTAGGTCTCGAAGTCGAGACCGATGATGTTGCTCATGTGCGTCCCTTCTTCAGAGGTCGTTGAGGATTGCGTCTTCGTCGATCAGTGCCGGGTACAGCATCTGCATGGTGGCCGGGCACAGCGGCTTGCCCTTCGCCGACCGCGAGTGCGGGTACGCAGGGCAGAACTTGCAGTGGTCGGACGGACCGAAGGTCACGTCGCCCGCCAAGATCTTGGCCTCGGCCTTGACTGCCTTGGCCTGCCACTCCAGCAGCTCGGCTCGGCTGACGAACACCGCTTCGAGGTTGTCGGCCGCCGGCTGCAGGATGTGGATGGTCACCCCGTCCGCCTTCGGTGCCAGGTGCATGAAGCACACGGCATAGAACAGAGCCTGGTCGTTCTCGAAGACGTCGACCAGGATCCTGCCCCACTTCAGGTCGAGCACGTGCAGCTCGTCCTGCGTGTACAGCACCAGGTCGACGGTGGTCTCCGGCTCGGATGCCAGCCAGGTGGCCTTGACCTTCTGCTCGGTCAGCACCTTGAACCGGCGTGTCCCTCGCAGCTTGGCCATGTACTCCAGCACGGTGACCCAGTACTGGATCTCCTTGGCCGGCAGACCCATGATCTTCTCGAAGATCTCGTGCATGTCGGTGCCGTGGTCAGCGGCAACGCCCCTGATCTGTGGGTCCGGCGGCTCCCAGTTCGGGATCGCCAGCTCGAGGTTGGCCGAGGCAGGGCAGGCCATGTGCTTGGCCGCTCGGCTTGCTGAGAACTTCTCCATGTTGAGTCCTTCTGTTGTGTGTGCGTCAGGCCCGATGCCTTGCTGCGCGAGTAGCCGGGTATCGAACCCGGTGAGACAGCCCCCCGTCTCAGACCACCTGGTCCTACCCACCCCGCCCTGCCCCATGGCGGAGTAAGGGCCCGACCTCTCTCCCCTGTACCAGCGGGGAAGAGGCCGGGCCCAAGTACTACGGTTGTACGTCAGTCGTCGAGGAAGATCTCCGACTCGTCGATCGACACGCCGCCGCCGAACCGCTCGCCGTCACCACGGAAGATGGCAACCGAACCACCGGCCGAGAAGCCGGGGTGCTTGCCGTTGTGGTAGGCGTAGAGGTTGAGCGTCGTGGCCACGTAGCAGCCGGGGTACATCTGGTGCACCGTCGCGCTGATCGGTCGGATGACCGGCCACGTCAGCTGGTCCGGGTCCGGCACCAGCAGCTCGTCCTCGCCACGCACGATGGCCTTGCGCTCGAGGTCGACACCGGCGTTGCCGATGACCTTGAGCCCAGCGACAGCCTCGGGCATGAGCGCAGCGGTCTTGTCGGTGACTGCCTTGATCGGGGTGTTGAGCATCTGGTCAGCCAGGTCACCGTGCATCCCGTCGAGCAGCTGCTTCACCTCCTTGGCGTCGAGCACGTCGCGCTTCTCACCCTTCGTGGACTGCTGGATGCAGTACGGGAGGAAGACGTTCTCGATGTGGTTCATCACCTTCTTGTACTGCGCCTCCTCGAGCATGAGGTTGTACTCGGGCTTCGCCTCGGCCACGGTCTTGGCCGGGAACTTGCTCTTCTGGCTGCGGTCGTACGCCTCCTGTGCGGTCCACACGGGGAACGACAGCCGACCGTAGACGGTGACGACCTTGGGGTTGACTTCAGTTGCGGTGGTCATGGGTGACCCCTTCTTCTCTGTGATGTGGATGGACACTGCGCCACTCGGACCCGCGGAAAATTTTTCCTCGAGTCCGAGTGGATGGATCAGTAGGACAAGACGTGCTGAGTGGTGGCCACCAGCACGGGCTTGACCTCGTTGGCCAGCTGGCCGACGACCTGGGCCAGGTACGTCGGTCGGTTGACCAGGCTCACGTCCAGCACCTGCTCGATGGTGCCGGTGCAGGACGTGCGGATGTGGTCGGCCGCGGATGCGGACGAGTCGTAGTCCGCCACCGTGATGACGACACCCCAGTCCCTGTTGAGCAGGTGCTCGAGCGTCTCGTAGTGCGTGCCGCCGTACTCGGCCTTGGCCAGCACCGACGCGGAGTCGTAGTTGCCCGGCTCCCAGTGGGTGGTCGTGTTGCTGACGATCGCCAGGTGGGCGTTCGCCATGTAGCTCAGCGCCACCACGTCATCGACGATGGTCTGGATGGTGCCGGAGGTCATCGACCCCGACACGTCCAGGATCAGCAGGTTGTCCTTCGCCCCGGCGTGGTGCACCTTGGCTCGGTAGTCCCCGATGGTCGGACGCTTCGCGTTCATCTTCATCATGGACTGGAAGACCATAGTGCCCTGCTTGCCGGGCATCAGCCCGATCATGTCGCTGAGCTTGGCGGCCACCTCCTTGAGGGACTTGGCCACCTCCACCTGAAGCGACTTCCACAGCTCGGGCAGGATCTCCCCGT